TGTTGTGTGACACTCTATTCCGAAGTGTTTCCGGATAAGCCCCGAAGAGGTCGGCCTTTGCCGGATGGGGCAGTAAAATAAGGGGAGTATGGACGTGAGAGAGCGCCAGGGAGTGCGCTGGGTGAAGTCCGCAGTGGATCGGGAAAAATGACCGATCTGGGCGGTTTGAGGGTTGTGAGGCGGGTTGAGGGTCAACGAGGCGCGCGATGCGTCAAACCCCATTAAAACAGGGTTTAAACGCAAATTCGAGGCGCATTTCGGAGTGGAAAACCGGGTCAGGGAGCGTCCTGAACTGGGCGGGTTCGCGCCCAGTTCTCAGAAATCCGCCCACTTCCATGTTTTTGCGTTGAAGATCAACGGCGTAGCCTTGCCGACGACCTGCATTTCCGACCAGAGAAGTGGGCGCATTTTTTCGGGCAAATCTCAGCGTTGGAGGGCGGTGTCGCCGGGCAGGTATTGGGCAAAAAGGCGCTGCCACCAGGACAGCTTTTCGATGTCGTCGGAGCCGATGGCGCGGGCCACCTGATTGTGGCAGATGAGGTCGAGATAGCGGCGGATCGGCGGCTCGCGGGCCTCGATCGAGAGTATCTCGGCGCGCAGCTCGCGCAGGTCGTCGGCGGTGGGATCGGCGCGCATGGCGAGGATGCGTTCGAGCGACAGGAACTCACCGGCGAGGCTGCTGTGCTGGCGCGCCTTGGCCGAAAGGCGGGCGACCTGATCGAGCGCCTGCAAGGCGGCGACGGATGCGCCCGCGACAAGCGGGATCCAATCGGCCCACTGCGCCAGAAGGGCGACCACGACCGACGATCCGGAGACGAGCGAGAGGAAGGATACCCGGTTCGACCAGCCCTCGAAGAAGCGTTCGCGCAGGCGGTGATAGCGGATCGAGCGTTGCAGGTGGCAGGTCAGATCGTGGTGCTCGGCGTCGATGGGCATGGTCCTATCCTTCGTTTTCGTCCTGCCCCTTGTCGGGTTTGCGCGCGGGGGCGGGGCGCGTGGGTGAGACGTTGAGGCCGTTCCGCTTGCCCTCGCTATACTCTATCGCGTCGTTGCGCGGGTCGCGCACAGGGGCGGGGCGCGTGGGTGGTGCCTTACGGTCTACCATATCGAAATCTCCTGCTTAAGATGAAGTTACGCGCGCGCGCCGATCACCAGCTATGCGCCGACCAGACAATCTCGCCCAGGATGTTCAGGCGGTTCATGTCGTCGCCCTGGCGGGTCTCGGCGGGGTGGGCGGGGTTGTCGGAAGTGAGGATGAGGAGCTGATCGGGGATCAGGTCGAGGCGTTTGACGCGGGAATGTCCGTCGGTGTCGATGAGGGCATAGACGCGGCGGTTGCGGACCTCGCGGCGGCGCCGGTCGATCATCACGAGATCGCCGTCATGGAGCGTGGGGGCCATGCTGTCGCCGGTGACGGTCAGGAGGCAGGCCTGATCGGGGGAGATGGCACGTTCGCGCAGCCAGTCGCGGCGGAAGGCCAGCGCGTCGGAGTGCTCGACCTGGTCATTCACCGCGCCCGCCCCGGCGGCAAGGCGGGCGTCGATGCGGCGGATGGCGGCATACTCGGAGCCGTCGAGCGACACATCATATACAGGGCCGGTTTCGCGCGGCGGGCCGAGGTAGAATTCGAGGCCAAGGGCCTCTGCGATCTTCTTGGCGTTATCAACGCTCGGCGTCCGAGTTTCCTTGTCGAGTATTCCCTTGAGGAAATTCCGCCGAAGTCCAAGGCGGTTTTCGAGGCCGCGATGGGACAGTCCGTCCCTTTCTAGGCGGGCCTTTATCTCCTCAAGCAGGACATATGATGGATCGGTGTGCACAATCGTGCACTACACAAAAAACGCGTTCCCGTCCAATATTTTCCATCTGTCCGCATTTGTGCTTGCATGTGCATCCATGATTGTGCACAAATGGGTGCATGTTGAGCGAGCACCAAATAAGAGACCTGATCATCGCGCTGGCAAAAGCCCGCGATTGGGAGGTCACCTATGCCTCCCGTATGGCCAGCGGTAGCGGCGATACGGTGGCCCGTCTTGATGCTGGCGTGGGGATCACCCTGCGCCGCGCCAAGGTCATCATCCAACGCTGTTCGGACCTTTGGCCGGACGGTTCCGGTCATGCGTGGCCGGATAGCATCCGTCGCCCGTCCGGTGACGCGGAGGACGCGGCATGAGCCTTCGCCGTCGCCTTGCGCTGTTGTTGTGCCCGGAGCTTACCCCGGAAACCTGTGATGTCACGCCGGTGTTCCGCTCAGTTCGGACCGACGCGTCCGAGGCGCAGGCGTTACGCCGATCCCGCGACTACAAGGCAGGTTTCTGGGCGGGTGTGGATCTTGCTCGACGACTATTCAACAAGTGGAATGCCTGCCTCCCGACGCGCCGTGAGCGTCTTGAAGAGGAAGGTGACCGGCGGGGGATCAGCAGGCCCGAGATCGGGCGTATCTGGGCACGGCTGCGCGATGGCGAGCGGCTGGATCATCTCTTTCCCGAAATTGACTGGAACTTCGTCTTTTTCGGCGAGCGCAACCCCAATCAGGAGGACCCGGCATGAGCCTTCGCCGTCGCCTTGCCCTGATGATCTGCCCTGAGCTGCGGTCCGTGAAGAAGCTCGACGCTGGTGCCGTTCGCATCGGCGAGGAGGCCCGCCGCACGGCGCAGCCCTGCCAGATGGAGGTGCATGGGCCGGGCAGCAAACGGGTCTACTGCCTGCGCTGCGGCGAGCATGTCAGTGTCGCTCTCCCGGAGGTGTGCCCAGCGCGCGCCCCCGCACGCGAGGAACTCGGGTTGGACAGGGCCGGGTTTGTCGATCTTGAAGCGGCGCGGCGGATCGAGCGTGAACGCGAGACTTCACGGCTCCCGCAGCGTGTCGATCATGTTGATGATGTCGTCGAGGGCGAAGGCCGTCAGCGCGTCTTTGCCGTCCGCGTTCTTCTTCTGTGCCAGAAGCTGCACCACTATGTGATCGGCATTGCCACCGGCACCGACCCCATCCATCGCGCTGACAAGAAAGACAACGGTCATGCGTAGGGCTTGGATCTGCGCCTTCAGCCATTTGATCTCGGCTTCGGGGTCTTTGGTCATCGGTTCCCTCCATCGGTTTGTTGACCCTTGCGATGGTAGGGCGCGCGCGGGCGGGGTGTCTAGCCTCGCCCGTGCATCGGGGGTGCTGTCATGAGCGGGCGGCGGGACCCGGAGGGGCGGTTGCCACCGGGCAGCGGCCTTGGGCTGGCGATGGTGCTGGCGGGGCTGTTCTGGGCCGGGGTGGCGTCGGTGCTGGTGGTGTCGGTGCTGCGGCCCGTGCCGGTGATCTATCAAGGAGAGAGCCATGAAAATCCGTGATCTGGTGCCCGGTGCGGGGCAGTTGCAATCGGAAATCGAGCTTATGCCGCAGGCGATGCGGGTGGCGCTGGCGTTGCAGCTGGTGCGCGATATCGACAGTCCGTGCTGCGCGCTGTCGCTGATGCGGCTGAGCCGCCTGGCCGAGGAGCAGCACCTGGCGATCCGCCGCGAAGAGTTCATCCGTGAGAATGACGCGCGGAGGGTGCACCGGTGAAGGCCCCTTTGAACACGCATTCGAACCCCCGCGCGAGCAGACGCCTCTATGGCGCGCGGGCACTGCGCCGCGACCGTGCGAGGCCGCAAGGCCCCGGTCGCGGCGTCCTTTCCATCATCGGCGATGTGCTGGGGGGCGTGGCGCTCTTCGTGGCGCTGTTCGTCGTCGCGAGCTTGGGAGGGTGAGCGCGATGGCCCTTCACGTCGCCCGCTGGGGCACCGGATATGCCGTGTTCGACGGAAAGGTGCGCAAGACCCGCGCCTACAGTCACCGAGAGCTTGCCTTGCGGCAGATGGACCTGATGGAGGAGGCCGCGCGGCGGGAAGGTCAGGCGCGCGAGCGGGCCTGCCTGAGCTGCGGCGCGCGGTTCTGGTCGGAATGCTTCGGGCACCGGATGTGCAACCGGTGCCGGGAGCGGAAATCCGGCCTCGATGCAAGGATGCTGGGCTGATGCATCACGCACCGCTCACCTCGCCGCGCCTGCAACGGGTTCTGTCGGTCCTGAGGGACGGGCGGGCCCATACCACGCGCGAGATCGTGCGGGAGGCGCATGTGGTGGCGGTCAACAGCTGCATCGCGGAACTGCGGGCGAACGGGGCGGTGATCCACTGCACCCGCGAGCGCAAGAAGGACCGGCTCATTTGCCGGTATACAATGGTGAAGGCCCCGGAATGATTGAACATATCTCGTCTGTCACTGAATTGCCGGTGGATGCGATCCTTGTCGAGGACCGGTTGCGAGGTGTGAGCCGAGCGACGGTGGAAGCGATGAAATCATCGCTTTTCGAACAGGGACAGCTGCAGAACATCAATGTGCGGCGCAAGCGCGACGGTGATTACCTTCTGGATGGCCTGCACCGCCTGACGGCGATGCGCGAGATGGGCTATAAAAGCATCCATGTGAGGTTGGTGCGCTGCAACGATGCCGAGGCGCGGCTGATCGAGATCGACAGCAATCTTGCCGGTGCGCCGCTGATCCCGGTCGATCTGGCGATGTTTCTTGCCGAGCGCAAGCGCAGCTATGAGGCATTGCATCCAGAGGCCCGCGCCGCGACGGGCGCGGCGCTGATTGCCAAGCGCTGGGATACGGCGGAAACGATTTCCGTCGTATCGTTTGCCAAGAGCGTTCAGGAACATCTTGATCTGTCTGAGCGGCATATCCGCAACTACGTGCGGGCCGGTCTGCTCTTGGACAGGCCCGAGGCCGAGGCGCTGCGCAGCGCGAAACGTCAGGTCGGCGTGATGGACCTGATCGGGGTCGGCAAGATCGGTGAGCGCGAAGAGCGCAGTTTCGTGATCGAGGCGCTGGCGGAAGGCAAGGCGGCGACGGTCAAGGCCGCGCGCCGTGCCTACCGGGCCGCGCGGGGCGAGGTCCCGGCCCCGCTGAGTGAGACGGATCGGGACCTGGCGCGGCTGCGCGATGCGTGGAGCCGGGCCGGTCTGCACGCGCGCCGGAAATTCGTCGCCGACAATGCCGCAGAGATCGAGGGTCTGCTCCGTTTCCTTTCTGACGAGGAGGACGCCGCATGAGCGATCACGCCACTGCGCAGGAATGGTGGAGTGCGGCCGAGCTGGCCGCGTCCGGTCTGCCGGACGTGCCCGGCACAAAGCGCCGCGTCAACGATCTGGCGCAGCGTGAGGGCTGGGCCATGGTGGCGGGCAAGGTGCGGCGCAGGCGCGGCGCGGGCGGCGGGGTCGAGTATCACTGGAGCGTCCTGCCCTTGCGCGCGCGACTTCGACTTGGCGTGGACCTGGCAAAACCTCCTCGCGTTCAGCGAGGGACTGACGATGCCTGGGCGCGGTATGACGCGGCGAGTGACAAGTCGCGGGCCGAGGCGGAGCGGCGGCTGGGGGCGCTTTGCGAGGTTGAGGCGCTGGAGGCGGCGGGGCTGACGCGGTCGTTGGCGGTATACGAGATTGCCCGGAAAGAGGGCTGCGCGGCGACGACGATATGGAGCTGGCTGCGGATGATCGAGGGTGTTCCGGCCCCGGACCGGTTGGCCTATCTGATCGACGGGCGGGCGGTGCGCCGCAGTGGCGTGGCGCGGGTCGAGCTGGATGATGCCTTCATCGCGCTTGTGCGCAGCGACTGGCTGCGCTTGTCGCAGCCGAGCCTCACGAGCTGCTATGACCGCGCCGCCCGCGTCTGGGTGGCCGAGAAGCGCAACAGCCCGGTACCGCCCTTGCACCAGGTGCGGCGGCGGATCAGGGCCGAGGTGTCGCGTCCGACCGAGGTTTTCCTTCGTAAAGGGGCGGAGGCGCTCAAGAGGTTCTACCCGGCGCAGGTCCGCAGCAAGGCGTTCATGGTCCCGATGGAGTGCATCCAGGGCGATTATCACAAGTTCGACGTGTTTGTGCAGTGGCCGGGCGTCGAGACACCGGTGCGTCCGCAATTGATGGTCTGGTCGGATGTCTATTCGGGCAAGCTCTTGGCGTGGCGGCTATCGGACACGGCAAACAGCCACACGGTGCAGCTGGTGACCGGCGATCTTATCCGCAAATGGGGCGTGCCGCAGGCGGCGCTGATGGATAATGGCCGCGAATTCGCTGCCAAGGCGATGACGGGCGGCGCGCCGAGCCGGTTCCGCTTCAAGATCAGGGATGAGGACATTCCCGGCCTGTTGCCGCTATTGGGTATCGAGATCCATTGGGCCACGCCCTATGCCGGGCAATCCAAGCCCATCGAGCGTGCGTTTCGCGACCTCTGCGACCGGGTGGCCAAGCATCCCGCGTTCGACGGGGCCTATACCGGCAACAACCCCACCGCCAAGCCCGAGGATTACGGCAGCCGTGCCATCCCGCTGGAGGATTTCAAGGCGGTGATGGAGGAGGAGATGGCGCATCACAATGCGCGGCCGGGTCGTAATAGCGAGGTGGCGATGGGCCGGTCGTTCGATGAGATTTTCAACGAAGGGTATGCGAAGGCGACGATCCGGCGCGCGAGCGACGAGCAGCTGCGCCTGTTCCTGATGCGGGCCGAGGGTGTGCGCGCGAAAAAGGACAATGGCGAGCTGAAGCTCTACGGGTCGCGCTACTGGTCGGAGTGGATGTATCGGATCGCGGGCGAGCGGGTTGTCGCGCGGTTCGATGCCGACGATCTGGCGGCCGGGCTGGAGATTTACGACCTCAAGGGCCGTTACCTGGGCCATGCCGAGTGCCGCGAGGCCGCCCCGTTCCTGAGCGTCGATCACGCGCGCGACCACAACCGCAAGCGTGGCGCGTGGGTCAAGGCGCAGAAGGCCGAGGCCGTGGCCGCGCGCGAGCTGAGCGCGGCTGAGATCGCGGCGCGGATGCGCGGGACCGGGGCGCTTGCCCCCGGCGCGCCCTTGCCCGAGGCGCAGGTGCATCAGCTGGTGGTGCCCCACAAGGCCGCGCCGAAGCGGCGGGCGGCGCAGGCGGCGGATGAGGCGCGCGAGGCGGCGCTGGAGGCGCAGTTGATGCGGCTGGAAGAGCATCGCGCGCAGCCCCGAGAGGCCCATGAGCCCGAAGAGCGCTTTGCCCGCGCGATGGCGCTGGAGCGCGCGCAGGGCGAGGGCGAGGCGCTGACGCAGGCGCAGGACGAGTGGCTGCGCGATTACCAATCCTCGGCGGAATACCGGGCCCATCTGCGCATGGCGCGCAGCTTTGGGGCCCGAGAGTAACAAGAAAAGGAGAGCAGCATGACACCATCCATCGCCCCCCTGCGCAATGTCGCGGCCCTGATCGGTCTGGTCGAGCGGGTGCAGTCCCGCGCCTTCGGCCTGCCCGGAATGGCGACGTTCTACGGCCCGTCGGGCTGGGGCAAGACTACCGCCGTGACGGTGGCGGCGAACGAGTATCAGGCGCATGTCGTGCAGGTCAAGGGTTGCTGGACGCCCACCTATTTCGCGCAGGCGATCCTGCGCGAGATCGGCCTGCCGCCGGTGCGCAGCGTGGCCGCGATGGTCGATGCGATCGGCGCGCAGCTGGCGCGCAGCGACCGTCCGCTGATCATCGACGACGCGCAGTATCTGTTGCGCAAGCGGATGATCGAGCTTGCGTGCGACATCTACGAGAGCTGCCAGGCCCCGGTGATCCTCGTAGGCGAGGAGAAGCTGCCGCAGGACCTGACCCGCTGGGAGCACATCCATAACCGGCAGTTGGCGTGGGAGCCCGCGCTGGCCTGCAACATGTCGGACGCGGCAAAGCTCGTGCCGATCTATGCGGCCGGCGTCGAGGTGGCCGATGACCTGCTGGCCGCGATCGTCGATGCCTCGGCGGGGTCGATCCGGCGGGTGGCGACCAATCTCGCGTCGGCGCGCGAGCTGGCCAAGGGGCGCGGCCGGAGGAGCGCCGATCTCGATCTCTGGAGCACGCGTCCCTTCACGACCGGTCAGCCGCCGACCGTGCGGCGCGTCGAGGATTTCCGACCCGCGGCGCGCCCCGGGCGTGCCGAGACGGTGATCCCGCTTGCGGCTGAAGCCAAGGCGGTGCGCAAATGAGCGAACTGTTCGACAGGATGTGGGAGCAGGTCCGGGATCTGGACGAATTCGACTTCCGTGACGTGGCGCGCCGGGGCTGCACCGAGCAGACGGCAATCCGTTATATCCGTTTCTGGCGCGAGGATGGCCGTATTTGCGTCTCGCGGATCGGAGACAACAACAAGAAGTTCTGGCGGCCCTCGCACAAGCCCGCAGCGATGCCGGAGCCCGTATGCGGCAAGGCGACGCCGGAGGGCAACATGTGGCGCGCGATGCGGCATCTGCGGCAGTTCAGCCCCACGGACATCGCCGCACATGCCAATGCGGGCGGCGTTGAGGTGACGGTCGAGAAGGCGCGCGCCTATTGCCGCCAGTTGATCGGCTCGGGTCACCTCAAGGCGCGGCAGACCGCCGTGCCGGGCCGCCGCGAGGCGATCTATCAGCTGATCGATGACAGCGGCCCGCGCCCGCCCAGGCCGGTCCGGCTCGCGGGTATCCTCGATCCGAACACCGGTGCCTTCGCCCCCTCGAAAGGTGGTGCGGCATGAGCGCCGTCGAGACGGCCCGCGAGTTCTGGGGTGAGGCGATCCCCGATTGGGTCGAGGCGCTGGCGCGGGCCTGCGACGAGACCAGCCAGAACAAGGTGGCGCTGCGGCTGGAGCGCAGCGCGAGCCTGGTGTCGAACATCCTGCGCAACCGCTATCCGGCGGATACCAGCGCGGTGGAGGATATCGTGCGCGGCACGTTCATGTCGGGCCGCCTCGCCTGCCCGGTGCTGGGCGAGATCGGCACGCATGTCTGCCGCAAGTGGCGCGGGCGCGCCGGGCATTTCGAGAACGTCAATGCCCAGTATGTGACCATGTATCGGGCCTGCAACCGCTGCCCCGTTCACAAGGGAGGGCATGATGCGACGTGATGACAGCCTTGATGCGGTGGTGAGCGCGCTTGCCGGGCAGGCGGTCCCCGCAAGCGAGATCGCGCGGCGCATCGGTGTCACGCCGAACCGGGTGCACAGCGTGCTGGCCTATCTGCGCCGCAACGGAGCCGAGTTTCCGCGCATCAAAATGGGGCCGTCAAACGCCCCGCAAGGCGCTCGGCTGACGCGGCTCAGCGGCGAGGTGCGCGCGGCCCTGGCTCCCTATGCCGCCGCCCGGCAGATGAGCGTGAAGGCGCTCTCGGTCCAGATCCTCCAGATCGTCGCCCGCGACCGGCTGGTTGACGCCATCATCGACGACAAGGAGCCGAGGCTATGACCACCCCCGACATCCCGCGCTGGAGCTATGATCAGATGATCCGCCTTGCCGCCTCGGGCGTGGCCAAGGTGGATCTGCTCGGGCCCAGAGGCACCACGCTCTGCTCGATGGACGAGATCGCCGCCATGGCGGGCGTCTGCGCGCTGCACGGCGTGGGATCAAAGCCCCCTTCAACCACCCCTTCAACAGGAGATGACAATGTCTGAGTTCACCCCTCACCCCATGCCCGACGGTCGCCGCGAGATCGACGGTCACAGCTACATGGGCGACGGTCGCGGCGGCTGGCAGCCGGTCGAGACGATCAAGCCGCAGCACCTGCTCGAAGACGAGACCGCCCGCAAGATCGTGGGTTACGCGCTGCCGCTTTCGGCGCAGATCGCGCGGTTCAAGGAACACACCTTCGACGACATCTCGGATTTCGAGGCGATCCTCGAGCAGGAATACGGGGCCCGCGTCGGCGGCAAGAAAGGCAACAAGACCCTGATGACCGTCGATCAGCTCTACAAGGTCGAGGTGCGCGTATCGGACCGGATCGACTTCGGCCCCGAGTTGCAGACCGCCAAGGCGCTCTTCGATGAGTGCCTGAACGAATGGTCTGCCGATGCGCGCGCGGAGCTGCGCGGGCTGGTCTCGGATGCGTTCAACACCGACAAGGAAGGCCAGATCAACCGCGCGCTGATGTTCGTGCTCTTGCGCCGCGAGAGCAGCGATCCGCGCTGGCGGCGCGGGCAGGATGCGATCCGCGACGCAATGCGCGTGGTGGGCTCCAGGACCTATGTGCGCTGCTGGCACCGCGAGGCGCACGACGCGCCCTGGCAGTCGATCCCGCTCGACCTGGCGAAGGTGTGAGGAGATGACGAGCCGCATTCCCAGACGCCATGCGCGCGGGCTATGCTGCTCGTCCGGGGCAATGATTTGCCCCGCGCTCTTTGACAGCGTGAAATCCTTTGACTGGCCGGGTCGAGCGGCGGGCTTGAGCAGTGTGATCCCCCGCACGCTCCCCGGCCCGGTCGGGGGGGTCGAAGCCCCGCAATTGACAATCAGAGCGAACCGCTGCATCTTGGTGGCGTTCGGTAGTGCCGTAGCAAGCGCCCGAACCAAGACACCGAAGGCGGTTACGCCCCGACACGGCGTCTCACATGAGACGATCTTACTCCGGGTGCCGCATGCGAATGTCCAGGGCTTCGGCCTAAAGGCATGTGGGGATCGGCCTTCGGCGGTCTTGCTAACACCCGGGGGCTGTGTGCCCCCCGTAACCGAAGGAGCGATAAGCCATGTCTCAGACAGACATTACCCTACCCGCCAATATCGGGCGGTCCGAGATCCACGATCTGCCGGACCGTCCGCCCTTCATGCTGATCCGCGAGATTGCGGATGTGGTCGGCATCAAACTGGACACAGTTCAAAAGGCGTTCCGGCGACATCGAGGCCAATTTCCGGAAGGCTATTACTTCACGCTTTCGGAAGCCGAGTTTTCTACGAGGTTCGGACACCACGTCCGCACTTCACGTGGAAAGCGCACCGATCTGGAGCAGGTCGCTATCACGGAAAGAGGTGCTGTATTGCTGTTGAGCCTGATGACCGGGCCGGATGTAATTCCGGCGCGTATCAGCTTGGTCGATACGATCTTCAACTCCTATCATGCCCGCGAGGCGGCGTTGCGGCGCGAGATGGCGATCGACCGGCAGGAGTGTATCGGCAAGAAGGCGATCCGGCAGCGTATCGCGGCGGCGGCGGAGGTCGGCGACAGCTACCTGCAACTCTACGGGCGCTGGCAGCATTCGCACCGGGCGCTGACCGCCGAGATCGAGGCGATGCGCCTGCGCGGGTATATCGCGCCGGATGCTCTGGTGCCGCCGCTCTACATTCTGCTCGATCTGCAACGGAAGGCCAACAGCATCGCGGCGGAGATCGAGGATACCCGCCAGATGCGCCTCGGGCTGGAGGGCTGAGCGATGAAAGACACGTTTCAAGACCTCGTTGCCTGCAAAGAGGCCGTCGCGCGGCAATTCGAGGGTCACACTCTCGACATTGCGAAGATCGTCTTGCTCAGCATGTTGCGGGATACGATCCGGTTCGAAATGGGCACGCCGGAACTGATCGCGGAACGCGCGGATCAGGTCGCGGAGTTCATCAAGCTGCCGGACAGCGAGGTGGGCAATGCCTGATCCGCGCGACGAGATCGTTTCCGGGGCTCTTGCGCTGCGCGGCCTCGCCGATCTGGTCAACGAGGTCGGCCAGTGCCGTCAGCAATTCGATCTGGTCGGCCCTGCCGAGCTGGGCGAGTTGCTCGGCATGGTCGAGGAGCGCATCGCCCGCGCCGCGAAGGGGATGGAGAACTACCGCCCCCGCGACTGATATTGCGGTCACAGAATGTGACCGCAAACCCGCGCGGCCCCTCTGTCACGGGGGGGCCGCGTCATGAACCGGTCCCTTCAACGCCTGATCTTTGAAGCAGTTTCGGCGCAACCCGGACCGCTTTCCGGACGATTTTTGGTTCAAGCTTCGGGACGACGAAATATCCGCTTTGGTCGGTCAATGTGGTCTACCAATCCGGGGCTCTTGCGCTGCGCGGCCTCGCCGATCTGGTCAACGAGGTCGGCCAGTGCCGTCAGCAATTCGATCTGGTCGGCCCTGCCGAGCTGGGCGAGTTGCTGGGCATGGTCGAGGAGCGCATCGCCCGCGCCGCGAAGGGGATGGAGAACTACCGCCCCCGCGACTGATATTGCGGTCACAGAATGTGACCGCAAACCCGCGTGGCCCCTCTGTCACGGGGGGGCCGCGTCATGAACCGGTCCCTCCATAAACTGATCTTCGCCGCCTGCCGCCAGCTTGGCCTCGACGATGACGCCCGGCGGGATTTGCAGGTGAGCGTCACCGGCAAGGCGAGTTTGCGCGACATGAGCGATGGCGAGTTGAAGCTGGTGGTTAACCGGCTGAAGGAGGCCGGGTTCGAGGACAAACCCCGCAATCCGCGCCACAAGCCCGCGCCGCGTGCCGATCTGCGGATGATCCATGTGCTGTGGCGCAAGCTCGGGCAATCCGGCGCGCTGCGCGACCCCAGCCGGGCGGGGTTGAACAGGTTCATCCGCGCGCGGTTCGGCAAGGTCTGGGGCTCGGTGCCTGCCGATGTGGACATGCTGCGCGAGTGGAAGCTCATAGACGATGTCATCCAGGCGCTGAAATCGTGGGGCCAGCGCGCCGAAATCGATTTCGACTGGGAGGATCACGCGCGATGACCGAGATACGGAGCAAGACCGAAACGATGCTCATCGCGGCGCTGGTGGAAATCTGCCGCGCGGCACCCGCCCTATCCGAGGAGGCGGAGGAGATCAACGTCGCGGATCCGCATGGCGCGCGCTGCGTATGGCTCATGAAATACCGTGATTTGCAGCGCATCGCCCGCCGCTCCCTGCTAGATCTGGGGATCGAGGAATGAAAAAGCCCCGCCATCCTGTGACCGATCACGCCGTCCTGCGCTATCTGGAGCGGGTGGAGGGCGTCGATATCGAGGCGATCCGCTGCCGCATCGGCCACCTGGCGGATCGTGCCATCGAGATGGGTGCCAATGGCGTGGTGAGCGGGGGGTTCGTCTACCGGATCGACGGGGGTCATGTGGTCACGGTGCTGCGCCAAAGCCGGGCCGAGCGCGGCAAGGGCAAGGGGCGTCGCCGTGGAGCGTGAGCCGTCCTGGGTGGAGGAATTGCGCGCCGAGGTCGAGGCGGCCCCGGTCGAGCGGTTCCTTTTGCGCGCGGGCGGCATGCGGCTTTACGTGCCCCATGCGCCGCGCCCCGGCAGCCCGCTGATGGTGCTCGGGGGGCGGGATATTGCCAGATGGATATCGGCCCGCTACGCTGGCGAATATCTCGACGTGCCGTCGTGCCGGGCGCAGGCGCGCGACGGGCTGCGGCAGGCCCTGAGCGAGGCCTCCGAGACGCCGGTCAACGTGCTGGCCAACCGGTTCGGGGTATCCTGGCGCCGTGTCTTGCAGGTCAAGGCGGAGCTCGTGGCGGAAGAAGAGCCACCGCTTCTGCCCCTCATGCGAAGGGCTTCATCTGAATAAGCCGGGCCGCTCCCTCTATCCTGACCGGGAAAGGGGCCGCCCATGCAATCCGTCACGCAAATCGCCGAAGAGATCGTCGCCCGCGAGGGCGGTTTCGTCGATCACCCGAACGATCCCGGCGGGGCCACGAATTTCGGGGTCACCATCGGGACCATGCGCCGCCTTGGCATCGACCTCGATGGCAATGGCGTGGTGGATGTCCGCGACGTGAAGCGGCTCACGCGCGCGCAGGCGGTGGATATCTTCATCCGTTTCTACTGGGAATTGCCGGGGATCAACCGCCTGCCCGAGGCATTGCAGCCGAGCGTGTTCGACATGCAGGTCAATGCCGGGGCCAATGCCGTGAAAATCCTGCAAAGGCTGGTGACCGAGATGGGCTTTGCCGCGACGGCCGACGGGGCGATCGGCCCCAGCACGCTGCGGGCGGTGCAGGCGGCGCATGACGCGGCCCCCGATCACATCGCCGATGCCTATGCCATCGCGCGGCGCAATTACTACTTCCGGCTGGCCGACCGCAACCCGCGTCTGCGGGTGTTCGCCCGCGCGCGTTCCGGCGGCAAGGGCGGCTGGATCCGGCGCGCCGAGGAGTTCATGAGCCCGCGCTTCCGGATGACCGACGCGCAGTTCAGGGAGAGGGTGGCATCATGGGGTGGCTGAGCACGATTTTCGGGGCGGTCTTCGGCGGCGGGCGCAATGTCATCGCCGAAACGGCTGAAGTGTTTCGCCCCAATGCCGAGGCCGCCGACCGGCGCGGGGCCGAGGCGCAGGCGGCGGCGCTCGCGCAGATGGCCGCCGAGTTCGGCGGGGTGCAGGGGCCTTGGGGGCGGTTCGTCGATGGGCTCAACCGGCTGCCGCGCCCGATGATGGCCTTTGGCTGCATCTTCCTCTTTGCCTCGGCGATGCACGACCCGATCTGGTTCGCCGAGCGGATGCAGGGGCTGGTTTTGGTGCCCGAGCCGCTCTGGGCGCTGATGGGGGCGATTGTCGCCTTCTATTTCGGCGCGCGCGAATTTCACAAGTTTCGCGGGGTGTCGATGAAGAAGGAGGCCGCACGGATCATCGCGCAGGCCCCGGATGTGGCGCGCAATATCGAGACGCTGCGCGCGCTGCGGGCCGACAGCCCCGGTGCGGCCGATCCCGGCCCGGATGCCGAGACCACGCTGGCCGCTCTGGCCCCGACGGATAACCCGGCGATCGAGGACTGGAGGGCACGGGCATGAGGTGGCTAATCCTTTTGGCGGCGCTGAGTGCGCCCGCCCCGGCGCTGGCGCAGGCCTGCCTGCCCCGCGATGATCTGATCGAGATGCTGGAGGAAAGATATGCCGAGCACCTTCGAATGCAGGCACTGACCACGGGCGGGAGGCTCATCGAGATGTATCTGGCACAGTCGGGCAGCTGGACCATCGTGCTGGTGCGGCCCGACGGCATGGCTTGTCCGGTCTTGTCGGGCCAAGGCGTCGAGATGGTGCCGCTGGTCGAGGGTGATCCGGCGTGATCGACTGGGATCTCGTGATAAAGGCCCTGGGCCTGATCCTTCCTGTCGTCGCGGGCATCTACACCTATGTGGCGACCCGCCGAAAGGACGTTGATGCGGCGTTTCTGGCAACCAATGCCCGGATCGACCGGCAGGATGCGCGCATCATGCGGGTCGAGGACACAATTGGCGGGATGCCCGGCAAGGACGACATGCATTCGCTGCAACTGGAGCTGGTCAAGCAGACCGGCGCGATGAACGAAATGCGCGCGGTGATGTCGGGCAATGCCAAGATCATGGAGCGGCTGGAAATCATCGTCAGCCGCCACGAGGCGCATCTTCTGGACGGGAGCAAGAAATGAGCGATTACAAGGAGGCCCGCATCGCGCCGCTGATCCGCGCGCATGTGCTGCGGTTCCTGGAAGGCCGCAAGGATCATGAGAGCACGGCGGATATCCTCGTGACGGTGATCAATGGCACGCGTGACGGGCTCAGCGTCTATTACAGCGATGTGGTGGAGGAGCTGCGCTGGCTGGAGCGCAACGGCCATCTCACGTTGCAGGGGGGCGATTTCCTGATCGTGACGGCGACCGATCGCGGGCTGCGCATCGCGCGTGACGAGGATCGCGATGCAGGGATCGCCTATCCCAGTATGATCAAGGGGGCCTGAGCATGCCCCCGCGCCGCAAGGTCGATCTGCTGCCCGAGGAGCTGCGCGCGCGCATCAAGCAGGCGCTGCGCGAGCGGGGATTTGCAGGCTACGAGGAGCTGACCGCCGAGATCAACGACTGGCTGGAGGCGGCGGGGCTGGAAATCACCCTCGGCAAATCGGCGGTGCATTCCTTCGGGCAGGAATACCAGGAGTCCGTAAAGCTGCAGGACGAGGCCGGGAACTGGGCGCGCGACTGGATGTCCGAGAATGATATCTCGGAAGAGGCCGAGCGCCACCGTGTCCTGTTCAAGATGATGACGTCGGTCGCGTTCAAGGTGCTCAAGTCGCAGGTAATGAAAGACGGCGATAAGATCGACCCGCGCGAGCTGCATTTTCTGGGCCGGATGATGAAGGACGTGATGCAGAGCTCAGGGATCCGCGAGCAGCTCATGGTCAAGGAGCGCGAGCGCATCGCGGCGGAAGAGCGCGTGGCGGCCGTCAATGCGCTTGAGGCGCGGAGTGAAGAGTTGGGCCTGAGCCGCGGTGTTATCGACAAGCTCAGACGCGAATTTCTCGGTGTGCGAAAATGATCCGCGCCATACAGTTCACGGACCCGGAGGCGTTCCGGCGCGCGAGGCTGCCGGGCAGCTTTCATATCGACCTGACGCAGGGCGGGCCAAAATGCGCGACGTTCTGGTTTTTCTGCCCTTGCGGCTGCGCGGGGCCCAACCGGATTTCGGTCGGATTTTGTCACAAGCCCGCGCAGGAACCGTCGTGGTGCTGGAACGGTAAACTGAGCGAGCCGACGCTGACGCCTTCGGTCAATCAGGCCGTCTGCGGCTGGCACGGCTGGCTGCGCGACGGCTATTGGGAGGCCGCGTGATGGCCACCCCGGCTCAGATCGCCAACGACATGGCCGCACATGCCGCATGCTGGGCGAAGCGCGATCGTAACATCGGGCACCTGTGCCGGGATCTGGCGCGGGTGATCCGTGCCTATCTTGCGGGAGAGGCCGTGGATGGCCGGACATATTATGGCATCCAGAGAAGGTGCCTTGCTTATGAAGGACAAGAGAAGGACTTTCTTGTCAAAGGCTATCCCGACATCATCCGCGCGCGATGTGTGATGGAGCGCCTGCGCGCCGAGGCTGGTGTGTGATGGGCGACCGGGTTCCTTGCCTCTGCCCAGGTTGCCGCCGAAAAATCTCGGGCCGGGAGCTTTCAGGCCGTGGGCACAACGAATTCATCTGTGCGCGACACTGGTCGGTAGTGCCGCGCGATTTGAGGAGCAAACTCTCAAAGGTGCGGCGACTGATAAGGCGCGCCGAACGTAAAGGCAAAAACGATCACGTCATATCTGTCCTGCGGCGAGTTGAAGAACGCCGGTGGCAAGTATGCCGCGCCCGCGCCGTCGAAGAAGTCTTTTTCGGTTTGGGTGTGTGATGACCGACAGCACCGCCATTCTTACCCGTGACCCCGACGCCCCTCCCGAAGAGCTACCCCGCGGCTCGGAGATCCCCGAGAGCCTCGATCCGCTGGCCGATGGCATCCTTATGGCGCATCAGCGGTCGTGGCTCGAGGACGAGAGCGACCTGAAGCTTTGCGAGAAGGGCCGACGCACGGGCATCACGTTCGCGGAGATGCTGGACTGTGCGCTTATCGCCGCCGCTGCGCGTGGGGCGGGCGGTCAGAATTGTTTCTACATCGGCGACACAAAGGACAAGGGCCGTGAGGCCATCGGTTATGTGGCGCATTTCGCGCGCGTGATCGCCGGGGCGGCGCATCCCATCGAAGAGTTCCTTTTCGAGGATCAGCAGCCCGACGGCACCACCAAGTTCATCTCGGCCTACCGCGTGCGGTTCGCATCGGGCTTCCGGGTGGAGGCGCTGAGTTCTAACCCCGCCAACATCCGTGGTCTTCAAGGCACTGTGGTGATTGACGAAGCCGCGTTCCACAAGGATGTGCGCGAGGTGATAGACGCCGTCAACGCAATGCTGATCTGGGGAGGCAAGGTGCGGATCATCTCGACCCATAATGGTTATCTCAACCCATTTAATGAGCTCGTCCGCGAGGCGCGGGCGGGCAAGAATGGCTTTAAAGTGCACCGCTACACCTTCGGGGATGCCGTGAAAAATGGCTTGTATGAAAGGGTGTGTTTCATCAGGGGCTGGTCGTTCAGCGAGGAGGGGCAATCAGCGTGGGAAGATCGCATTCGTCTTTCCTATGGCGCGCGCGAGGCCAAGATGCGCCAGGAGCTAGATGCGGAGGCCGCCGAGATGGAGGGCGCGGCGCTGACGCGGGTGCAGATAGAAGCGTGTCAGGCACAGGGCATTCCTTTCCTGCGCTGGACACAGCCCGACAGCTTCAAGAACGCCGAGGAGGTTGTGCGCAAGGCCGCCGCCGTCACCTGGTGTGAAACCCACATTAAACCGGTCATTGAAAAGCTCGATCCCGACCGCATGCATTTCATGGGCGAGGACTTCGCGCGCTCAGGCGATGCCACCGATATAGTGATCATCGAACAGGGCGTCGATCTCGTTCGACGGACAAAGTTCATCGTGGAGTTGCGCAACATCCCGTTCGATCAGCAGCGTGACGTGCTATTTTGGCTGCTCGACAGGATCCCGCGCTTCATGAAGGGAGCGATGGACCGGACCGGCAATGGTGCCTACCTCGCAGAGGTCGCAACGCAGCGCTACGGTGAGCGGATCTGCGAGGTGGCTTTCTCGCGGCAATGGTATGAGATGGAAATGCCTCCGTATATCGAGGCGTTCTCTGATCGCACCATCTTGCTTCCTGCCCACGAAGATGTGCTTCGCGATCACCAGGCGCTGCAATACACCAATGGTGTTATCCGTGTTCCGGAGAACTTCCGCTTCAAGGGTTCAGATGGCCTGGACAGGCATGGAGACAGCGCCATCGCGGGCGCGCTTGCGTATTTTGCCAGCCGACAGGATTTCGGCGTGATCGAGCACCGCGCCACCGGCCCGCGTCCGGGCTTGACGATCGGGGATTTCACGGGCCCGATGGGCGGGCGGCGGATGGGCTTTGGCCGGGGCGGCGGCGGCATGGATTTCGGAGGGTTCGGAGATGGCTAACAAGACATCGACCATGCGGCTCAGATCGGTGCGGCTGCGCAACCCGATGGAGCTTGCCGGGATCGGAGGCGGGCGCGATATTACCCGGCCATGGATTGGCCCGCTACTGGAACCCACGGACCCGATCCTGCGCAGCCGTGGCGGCGGCAGCTTCGACATTTACAAGCCGATCCTGACCGATCCGCAGGTCAAATCGGTGATGACGCAGCGGATATCGGCGGTCACCAGCCGCGAGTGGGAGGTGGTGGCGGGTGATGAGAGCCGGTCGGCGCGGCGCGCGGCTGACTGGCTGCGCGACGAACTGAGTGCCATGAAATTCGACCGGCTGACCGAGAAGATGCTCTGGGGGCTTTTCTACGGCTATTCGGTTGCCGAGCAGATGTTTCGCCGGGACGGGCAGCTCTGGGGCTGGGAGGACATCCGCGTGCGCGACCGTGTTCGGTTCCGATTCGACGAGGAGTGTGGCCTGCGGCTCCTGACCATGTCCAACATGCTGGTGGGCGAGGAAATGCCGGGCGAGAAGTTCTGGGTGTTTTCGACCGGCGCGGATCACGATGACGAGCCTTACGGGCTTGGCCTTGCGCATTGGCTCTACTGGCCGGTTTGGTTCAAGCGCAACGGGTTGAAGCTCTGGCTCATAGCACTCGACAAGTTCGGGATGCCGACGGCGCGGGGCAAGTATCATTCGGGCGCGACCGAAGAGGATCAGAAGAAGCTTCTTGAGGCGGTCGTGGCGATCCGCTCGGAGGCCGGGATCATCATCCCCGAGGGCATGGATATCGAGCTTCTCTCGGCACCCTCGGGGGCCAGCACGCTCGATTACAAGGCGCTGCACGACACGATGGATGCCGCGATCTCCAAGATCGTGCTGTCGCAGACGATGACCACCGATGACGGGTCGAGCCGAAGCCAGGCCGAGGTGCATCAGGACGTGGCCGACGCGGTCAAGAAATCCGATGCCGATCTCGTGTGCCAGAGCTTCAACGAGGGGCCGGTGGCGCGTCTGTCGGAATTCAATTTCCCCGGCGTTGCCCCGCCGATGGTCTGGCGCAAGATGGACGATCCCGAGGACACCTCGGCGGCGGTGGACCGCGACAGCAAGCTGCACGCGATCGGCTGGCAGATGACAGAGGAGCGGGTGAAGGAAACGTATGGCGATGGCTATGAGCGCGTGGCCGCGCCGGTCACCGGGCCGGAGGGCGCGCCGAGCGCGTTTGCCGAGCACCGCCATGACAGCGCGCTCGATGACCTGGTCGATACCATCATCGAGGAAGGACACGCGGAAGAGGCGGCCGCGCCGCTCTTCGCCGATATCGCCGCCCTGCTGGCGGGGCTTGGCCCTGATGACACGCTTGCAGACCTGCGCGCGCGGCTCGATGCGTTGCGCGATCAGCCCGGCGACCCCAAGGCCATGACCGATCTCTTGACCGAGGCGAGCTTTGCCGCGCGGCTGGCAGGCGAGCTGGGCGCGGTGGTCGATGACGAGGAGGTGCCGGACGGACAGGACAGCCTGCCCGGTGCGGTGGCCCCGTGATCGACGCGCTTAAACGCCTGCGCCCCGAGGAGGCGCTCGCCTTTTTCCGCTCCAAGGGGCTCGCACCGCCAGATGCCCGGTTCGATTTCCGCGATATCTGGCGCAACGAACACGCCAGCAACTTCGTCGTGGCCAAGGCGATGCGCGACGAGGTGCTGGAGACGATCCGGGGTGCGCTCGATCGCGCGCTGGAGGGCGGCGGCACGCTGACCACGTTCATGGACGAGCTGGAGCCGGAGCTGAAGCGCCTCGGCTGGTGGGGCCGGGGCATGGAGCGCGATCCTCTGACCGGCGCGCTCAAGAATGTCCAGCTTGGCTCGCCGCGCCGCTTGCGGATCATCTTCGATGCCAACATGCGCGCCGCCCACGCCGCCGGGAAATGGGCACGGATCGAGCGGGTCAAGGATGCCTTCCCGTTCCTGCGCTATGTCCAGGTCCAGCGCGACACCAAGCGGCCCGAGCACGCGCGCTATCACGAGCTGATCCGCCCGGTCGATGATCCGGTGTGGGAGCGCATCTATCCGCCCAATGGCTGGCGTTGTGGATGCACGGTCCAGCAGCTCAGTCAGGCGATGATGGACCGCCGCGGGATGAGCGTGACCGAGGATTTCACACTGGAGGAGCGCGGCGTGCTCAACCGGCGCACCGGGCAGATCGAGCCGACGGCATTGGGTGTCGATCCCGCCTGGGACGGGAATCCCGGCAAGGCCTGGCTCGATCTGAGCGGGCGGCACGCCGATCTAAGCGGGGATGTGCCCGCGCCCCAGGCCGCTGCCGAATTAGGCTTTGCCAACCGCGCGCGGCTGATGGGGCTGGGCGACGGGCGCGCCCATATGGGCATCCTGCTGAGCGGCACAGCGCAGGAGGTTGACTGGCGCATCGCCGATGGCGTGCGCGCCAGCCCCGGCCCCGGCATCCGCCGCGCCGTCGCCTCGGGCGGGCCCGTCGCCATCGTCCAGAACCATCCCGGATCGCGGCCCTTCAGCGGCGGCGATCTGGAACTGGCACTGGCACCGGGCGTGGCGTCGATCCTGGGCGTGGGTCATGACGGATCACTCTTCCGGGTGCGGGCACGGCGCGCGGGCATCTCCGTCGCCGATCTGACGGCTGCGGCCGCCACGGCGCTGGAGCAGATCGGCACGGGCGACATCGCGGCCGGGGATCGCGAGGAGGTTCTGCGCTTGTCGGTTCTGCGCGCGCTCAATGAGGCGGGCGATATCGACTATCGCGAAAGCCTGAACTTGCAGGCACGCCTGCGCCGCGCGCGGCTGGGTGGCCTGCTCGGCGCGGTCACGGCTCGTCTGCGTGATCGTTTTTAGGGTAGTGTCAGGGGCGGTTTTCCAGCGAACAGGCCCGCCGGACGGGCATGCGCCCCACCCCCTGCCACGCAATGCGCCCGGAGAGCGCCATTAAATACCCATTTAATACCCCCCTCGGGTGTTTCGCGACCCTGAGGCCGCGCGAGGCGAGATCTCACTCCACGGGCCGCTCAGCGCCTCTGGGCGATGAAGGCTTGCCCGAGACCGGTGGGCGGGGATAGAGTGGCGGCACCGCACACAGCCCCGCGCCCGCATATCATGTGAAGTCCTTCATCTGACATGGCCCCGGTTCAGGCCCTAATGTCGGGCCATGACACAGCCGCTTCACATCTTCCGCGCCGGTCGCCACACCGCCATGTCGGGCCAGAGCCTTGAGTTCTCCGAGGCACAGGTGTCGGCCATCGCCGCCGCCTATGACCCGAGCCTGCACGAGGCCCCGATCGTCATCGGCCAGCTCGACGCGGCCCAGGGCCAGATGGCCGATGTCATCATGTCGGGATCGGCAGAGCTGAAGATGTCCGGCGCAGGTGCCGCTGGTGCCTCCATCACCGCGAACACGAGCGGCCTTGGTGTCGCGGCAGCCGCGGGTGCGGGCAACGAGGCCAGAGAGTGTCCGATCTTCTGTGTAACTGCGCTTTGGTCCATGCTTCTTGAGAGGAGTGAGGACGATGACGATATCCAAGGAATTACTGGACGAACTGCTGAAGGGCTGCGAGCGGCCTGAAGATCTGCTTGGCGACGCCGGGCTAATGAAAGAGCTCAAGATCAGGCTGATGGAGCGGATGCTCGGCGGCGAGCTGACCGCGCATCTTGGCTATGAAGATGGCAAGGATGCTCCCCCTGGTCAGCTCAACCGGCGCAACGGCACAGCCAGCAAGCGCCTGAAAGGTCAGGATGGCGAGGTGCCGATCTCTGTTCCTCGTGACCGTGACGGCAGTTTTGAGCCCGAGCTGGTCAAGAAGGGCCAGACCCGGATCGACGGGATGGATGACAAGATCATCGGTCTTTATGCCGCTGGTTTGACGGTCCGAGACATCCGCGCCCACCTTGAGGAAGTCTACGGCCTACAGGTTTCGCCGGACCTGATCAGCCGGGTTACCGATGCTGTGCTGGACGAAGTTCGCGAATGGCAATCCCGGGCTCTGGAGCGGATGTATCCCATCGTCATTTTCGACGCGCTCCGGGTCAAGATCAGAGACGCCGACAGCCGCATGGTCAAGAACAAGGCCGTTTACGTAGCCCTCGGCGTTAGCAGGGACGGCGTTCGCGAGGTTCTCGGCCTCTGGATTGCTGACAACGAGGGTGCCAAATTCTGGCTGTCGGTGATGAACGAACTCAAGAACCGCGGGGTTCAGGACATCCTCATCGCCGTCGTGGATGGGCTCAAGGGCTTCCCTGACGCCATCACGGCGGCCTTTCCCGATGCCGCGGTCCAGACCTGCATCGTGCATCTGGTACGCCATTCTCTGAACTTCTGCGCCTGGAAAGATCGCAAGGCAGTGGCCGCCGATCTTCGCCTGATTTACGGGGCCGCCACAGCCGATCTGGCGGCCGCGGAACTGGATGCATTTGAAGAGAAATGGGCCGGAAAATATGCCTCAATCGCTCCGGCATGGCGGCGAGCGTGGCAGG